AATAAAGTCATAAACAAAAGAGCTGCATCTTATGCAGGGGCAATCAACACAGCAGTAAAAGAAACCAAAGAGCCTTACATCCTGATGGCAGCAGATGACTTGGTATTCAAGCAGGGCTGGTCACACCGGATACTAGAGCTGGCCAAAGACTTTGGCTTTGTAGGCACTAATGATCTACACAACCCTGATGTGCTTAGAGGCACTCACGCAACTCACTACCTAATCACTAGAGAGTATGCCAAGCTGGGTTCAATAGATGACCCTGATGCTGTCCTGTACGAGGGCTACATTCACAACTACACAGATACCGAGGCTGTTGCTACAGCAAAGTTTAGAGGGCAGTGGACTCCTTGTTTAGAGTCAGAGATTGAGCACTTACACTGGGTCTGGGGATTAGCCACACAAGACGCAACTTACCAAAAGGGCACAACTACTGTTAGCCAAGATGAGCAAACTTTCAACAGTCGGGCACACCTCTGGACTCACCCAGAAGCCTAAAAAGCGTACGCCTTCGGGCAGTAGTCTTAGCCTATGACAATAACTAAGGGTCAATTAGAGCATAGGGCTTGCTTGCACTGTGGCAAAGATTACAGCCCAATCAAGCCTTGGCAGAAAACCTGTAGCTACTTTTGCGGCTACACAAGACAAAACAATAAAAAAAAGCGTGGCATAACCAATAAAGGTTCGTGTGCTAGATGTGGTAATTCACTAGAGCATAAAAAATCTCATGCTATCTACTGCTCAAAAACCTGCAAATCTATGGATCACAATTTCAAGCACAGGTCAAAAACCAGAGTGCAGGGTGTAGCTAGACGCAAAGAAATCTATGAAAGGGATGCTGGTGCTTGCTACATTTGCAAAAAACCCTTAGATCTTGCAGATGTTCACTTAGACCATTTGATTCCGGTAGCTAAAAACGGCAACTCTGATGCTAACAACTTAGCTGTGTCCTGTGGATTCTGTAATAGGAGCCGAGGCACTAGAATAGGAATTGAACAACTTGCCAAACTTGACGAATTGAGAACATAGTGGCCATCACCCAAGGCTATGCCACACTTTTAGATGTCAAAGCAGCTCTACGCATTACAGACGGCATTGACGATTCCCTACTTGAAACAGCTATTGAGTCTGCCTCAAGACTTATTGACGGCTTTACAGCTCGAAGCTTCTCTAACGCAGGTACCGCTGTACGCAACTTTGCCGCTACCGATGCCATCAACCTAATTATTGACGATGCAATCAGCGTCACCAAGGTTGAGTCAACAGACGAGATTGGCGACACCTACACAGAGTGGAAAGTCACCGACTACCAGCTTGAGCCAGTAAACAGCAGAGCCGATGGACTCTACTACCCATACACAGGCATTAGGGCTATCAACGATTACACATGGCCAGTAGTTGACTACCAGGCACTTGTAAAGATTACCGGCACTTGGGGCTGGGCATCTATCCCTACTGCTGTCAAGCAAGCTTGCATCATTCAGTCATCTAGGATTTTCAAGCGTCTTGACTCGCCTCTAGGTGTTGCTGGCTTTGGCGACATGGGTGCTATCCGAGTTGGCCGCTACCTTGACCCAGATGTTGAGCAACTACTTATGCCTTACAGAATTATGAGGAACTTCGGCTAATGAGCATCAGCCTAATTAGGCAGGGTCTAGCCACTAATCTTGCAACCATCCCAGGACTTAGAACAGCCGCTGAGGTTCCTGATCTACCCAACCCACCTATTGCCATTGTCGGTCTAAGGTCAGTCACCTATGACGGAGCCTTTGACAAGGGGCTAACAAACTATAACTTTGCAGTCACAGTCATTGTTGGCAGAGCTGCCGAGCGTGAAGCACAAAGACGGCTCGATGCCTACATAAGCACAGGGGCAAGTAGTGTCAAAAGTGCAGTAGAATCAGATAAGACTCTCGGTGGTAATGCCTACGATTGCCGAGTAGTGTCAATGGACTCAGTTGGTTCATTGAGCATCAGCGACACCACATACCTGGCTGCTGACTTCACTGTCACAGTCATAGCAAACTAGGAGAAATAAATGGCAAAGTTTTTTGCACAAGACTACAAGGTCACAGTTGGCACAACTGTCCTAAGCGACTCAATCGCTTCGGTGACCCTAGACATCACAACCGATGAGGTAGAAACCACCGCATTCGGTTCCACATACCGCACTCGTATTGGTGGCCTAAAGGATGCATCTGTATCCCTAGACTTCCACCAGGACTTCGGAGCAGGATCAGTAGATGCTCTACTATTCCCACTTATGGGTTCAACAGTTGCAGTAAAGATTGCACCTACATCAGGCACAGTCACCGCAACCAACCCTGAGTACCGCTTTACAGCTCTAGTCACCCAGTACCAGCCATTCGCCGGTGCTGTTGGAGATCTAGCCACACTAAGCATCACCTGGCCAGTATCGGGCGAAGTTGTCCGAGGCACTGCCCCAGCAGCATAGTAAGCTAAGAGCATGAAAATAAACCTACAAGTAGAGTTCAGCGACAAGCCTGGTGAACCTAAAGAGGTCACCTGCCTAGCATCCGACATGGTGAAGTTCGAGTCCAACTTCAACATTTCCATTGCGAATCTAGACAAAGACCTCAAAATCACTCACCTGCTTTTCCTAGCTTGGGCAAGTGAAACACGCACCAAGGCAACTGCTAAAACCTTCGATGAGTGGATTGACGGAGTTCTCTCCGTATCGGCCTCTGACGACCCAAAAGCATAAAGGGTCTAGGGGACCAATCAGCTCATTGGTTTATAGCATCTCTGGCAGTCGAAACTGGCATAAGCCCCAGAGAGTTGTTAGAACTCGATGAACGAATGCTCTGGACACTCAGCCGGTATTTGATTTATAAAAATCAGAACCGCAGCTCTAAAAGATAAGCCCCCCAAAAGGGGGTTTTTCTTTTGGGTAGAATAGACACAGTTATCCAATCTAGGAGTCTTTCTTGACCAGCCCAATTTCAACGATCAGAGTGCAAGGTGTAAAAGAAACCTTGCAACTTCTGGATGCTGTTCAACCGGGGGCAATCAAAGAACTTAGAAAAGACATCCGAGCTATCGCAGAGCCAGCAGTGTCAGCAATCAAGTCAGCTCTGCCATCAACCTCACCCCTGTCTGGGATGAATCACTATGGTCGGACACGCTTTGCTGGTGCCAAGGTCAACGCACAACTGCTACTTGGCAGGGCTATAAACAGCGACACAATTCCCCTTGTTAGGTTGCAGGTTGTATCACCTGGGGATGCAGTAGGTCTTGAGATTGCTGACATGGCAGGTAGAAAGACAATGCAACATGGCCCACGCTTGCCCTACGAATACAAGGGCAGGGGTCGCATGGGTGGCTCAGGCAGACAGAACCCAACCAAGTCAAGGTCTGTTGTAAGGCGTGGACAGACTCAGGCCTTCCAGTACCGCATCACCGGACAAGGTAAGGGCATGACCGATAATCTCGGTGGAGTGCCATCTCGCTACATCTACCCAGCCCTAGCTGGCAAGGTTGACGGCATTGCTTTAGATATGCTTCACACCCTTGAAAAGTACGCATCAAGAATCAACCAGAAACTTAAGGCAGCCTAATGGCAATTAGAATCCCCATCCTTACCAGCTTTGACCCTAAAGGCCTAAGACAAGCTAACGCCAGCTTTGCCAAACTACAAGGCTCAGTAGGATCACTTGGTCGCAACTTTGCTGTAGCTGGTGCCGCTATCGCCGCTGCTGGGGCAGTCATTGCTAAAAATGTGCAATCACTGGCTCGCATCGAACGCATCAACGCTCAGACAGCCCAAACAATTACCTCAATGGGCAACGCATCAAACATCTCTGCCAAAGAGGTAGAGAGTCTTGCAGGTAGCCTTGAGGCTTTGACAGCTACCGAGGCTGAAACCATACAAGAGGGTGCCAACCTACTACTTACCTTCCGCAACATTGCTAACCAGGCAGGGGCAGGTAATGACATCTTTACTCAAACCACAGCAATCATGGTTGACATGGGGCGAGCACTCAACGAGGGTGCAAGTGCCTCAGCTATTCGACTAGGTAAAGCACTCAACGATCCAATTCGAGGCATCACAGCTCTACGCAAAGTCGGTGTTGGCTTTACTGAGGACCAAGAAGCACAAATCAAGGCACTGCAAGAATCTGGTGACCTTATGGGTGCACAGAAAGTTATCCTGGCAGAGCTACAAGCTCAGTTCGGTGGATCAGGTGCAGCTTATGCCAAGACCTTTAGTGGTCAGCTTGAGCTTATGGGTCACGAGCTTGGCACCATTGGCGAGGAAGCCACCATGTCGGTTATGCCGGCACTACAAGGGGTGGTCGAACAGCTTAGAGAGCTTATTCCTGTTATCGGTCCACAGCTAAAGGCAGCGATTGAATCAGTTGACTTTGAGGCACTTGCTAAGTCTGTTGTTGACCTAACCACATTCTTGATTACCAACGCCGATGCCATAGTAAAAACCTTGGGTGCGTTGTTCCTTCTCTCAACTGCTTACAAGACAATGGCAGTTGCTGCTGGAATAGCTAAGGTGGCTACAGATCTCTACAAGTGGTCAGTCGCTCAAGCAACTGCCGGTACAAAACTAGCTACAACAGCAACAACAATTTTCTCAACAGCTCTAAGGCTAATTCCGATTGTCGCAATTATCTCTGGTCTTGCACTTTTGGTTACAGCCTTTACCAACACAAGTGAGTGGGCTGGAAAGTCAGCTTCTGGGGTTGCAACCTTTGCCGGCAAGTTAGAGTACGCAGGTGGCAAGGCTGCTGTGCTAAAAACACAGCTAGATAACATACCTAAAGAGGTCACCACTACCTACACATTTAAGACTCAGACCGCTGGACAAGTAGCAAGTTCTTTTGGTGGGACTGCTTTTGATGCTCAAACTCAGATGTTCAAGGCTACTCAAATTAGCCCAATTCCAACCCCTAAAACAACTGGGGGTGGATCATCAACATCCTCACCACTACAGCAGATAATTGCTGACTCAAAACAAAATGCCAAGGTTATTCAAAAGCAGTCAGTTCTTGAACGAAAGGGCTTGTCTGCCGAAGTCGCTGCCTGGGTGACCTCTAGCAATAAGCCTGTAAAAGCTGCTAATGAGGCAATAGCAAGGATTAGCAAAAACGGCAACAAGGCTATTGGAAACCTAACTAAGGCCTATACAAACTCTGCTGCTGGACAAGCTGCCGCTGCTGCTGCCGCTGCTTCTGAGATTACTGAGTCATTTACTGTTGCCTACGATGACACAGCAGACAAAGAAGCCGCAGCACTAGCCGAGCGTGAGCGTGTATTCAAGTCATTCGCTGACTCAGTAAAAGCTACCTTTGCAGGAATGAAAACCGGCATTATCAACGCCTTTGACCTAACTGAGCTAGGTGGGTCAAGCAACGCCATCACTCGCAACATGGAAAAGCTACTGGTTCGACTAAGAGCCTTTGCAGACAATGTAAAGAACCTAGCTAGCATGGGCCTAAACCCAGCCTTGCTACAACAGGTAATCTCTGCCGGACCTATGGGTGGTGCTCGACTAGCCGAGGCACTTGTAATGGGTGGAGCTGGTGGACTGTCTGCCCTCAACGCTGGCTACTCAGAGTTTGGTGCCCTATCATCCCAGATTGCTCAAACAGGTACAGAGAGCCTATTCAACCAGGCAGGTCAGCAGAGCATCTACAACATAAATGTAGACGGCGGTGTTGGCTCTGGCTCGACTATCGGTAAGGCTATCGTTGACGCTATCAAGGCCTATGAGCGTACCTCTGGTGCCGTCTGGCAGGGTGCATAGTGTCAGCCCCCTCAGTCAAAGTTGAGCTAGGTCTTGACCTTGGCCAGCGTGACCCTTTTGCCTTTGTGCTTGACAGTGCAACAAGGGGTGTCCTAGACGGCACAGAGTTCACCCTTGGTGGTGAGCGACTGTTTGACATCACCCCACGCCTAGTCACTACAACTGTCAGGCGAGGCAAGAACAATGCCCTAGATCGCATTGACGCAGGTATTGTCACAATCGTTGTTGACAACTCTGACAGAGAGTTTGACCCCCTCTACGAGAACGGCCCTTACTTTGGCCAGCTTGTACCTAGACGCTCGGTAAGGGTATCGGCTAATGACTACCCAGTCTTTGTTGGCTTCATTGACGACTTTGACATTCAGTATGAACCTGGCAAGCAGTCTGTTGTCCAGATACAGGTATCAGATGCCTTCTCTGTTTTGGCTAACTCAGGCCTTGAGGAGTTCACCCCCGACTCAGAGTTGTCTGGTGCTCGAATCAACACAGTCCTAGACAGACCAGAAGTTGACTGGCCAGCCGAGCTTAGGGACATTGACCCTGGCAACTCAGTAATGCTCGATGCAGATGTGGCTGAGGGAACAGGAACCCTTGAGTATCTACAGCTTGTATCTGACTCTGAGTTCGGCACTTTGTTTCTGGCAAAAGACGGCAAGATTGCCTACCGAGAGAGAAACGCTGTACCCAACACACCTGACATAGTATTCAGCGATGAGATAGTTGACGGCGATTACACAGGCATCCAGTTTGCCGATGTCAACATTGTGTATGGATCAGAGAACCTTTACAACCGAATTACCCTTGAGAACGCTGACCTTATTCCTGAGCAAGCCTTTGCCGAGGATGCAGACTCACAAGCCCTGTATGGCCCACGAAGCCTCTCACAGACTGGCTTGCTTATCCAAGACCTATCCCAGCTAGAGTTCCTTGCCGAGTTCCTGCTTGCTAGGTATAAAGAGCCTCAGTACCGCTTTGAAACTGTCACAGTAGTAATGGACACCCTGACCACAGAGAACCAAGACAAGGTGCTAGACCTTGAGATTGGCGACATTGTGCTGGTCAGGTTTGAGCCTTCTGACATCCCACCAGCCATTGAGCAGTATTGCCGGATTATCGGTATCAACCATGACTGGAACCCCAACAACAAGAACATCAGCTTTAGCCTAGAACGCCTTGACTTTGCCATCTTTATCCTTGATGACGCAGTGCTTGGCCAGCTAGACAATGACCGCCTTGCCTACGAGTAGTAAACTAAAAACAACAACAAAGGAACCCTATGCCAAGAAAAACCTTTACCGCTGGTGAAGTCCTAGCTGCTGCTGATGTGAACTTATACCTCAGCAACGAGGTGACACTAACAGCCTCTACAGCTACCTCTTACACAGTGCTTACCTCTGACCGCTACAAGATCCTAGAGTTTGACTCTGCCTCTAACACCACAGTCAGTATCGGAACTGCCACAGCTTTCCAGGCTGGCGAGCGTATTGACATCTTGCAGGATGGTGCCGGAACTGTCACGATCACCAGGGATGGCACAGTCGTTAGCCTTGCAGGTCGAGGAACCGCTGGAACCGCTTACCGCATTGGTCAGCGTTATGACGCTGTATCTGTTGTCTGTGTGGGTACTAACGCTTACCGCATTATTGGTAACGCAACGGCGGTCTAGCCATGGCACTTATTCCTTTTGGAGTCTTGAGTGCTAGTGGAGCTGGACTTGTCGTTACTGGAGCTGGTTATTTTGCTGGTGGTGTTGGCCCAATTAGCTACGACACTGTTGATAAATTTGCCTTCCCATCAGATACACGAACTACTTTAGCCACAGGATTATCAAGTGCAATTTACAATGTTGCTGGGATGGCTAATTCAGCAGTCGCTGGATATGTCGGCGGTGGAAATGGCCCAGTAGCCACTGTAAACAAATTTGCTTTTCCAGCCGACACAAGAACCACTTTAGGAACTGGACTTTCATCAGCTAGAGATGGTGCGGCTGGAATGGCAAACTCAGCAGTTGCTGGGTACTTTGGCGGTGGTTCAACAGGAGCTGTTGTAGCAACTGTTGATAAATTTGCTTTTCCTGGAGATACAAGAACCACGCTAGGAACTGGGCTGTCAGGGGCTAGGTATTTATTAGGAGCAATGGCTAATTCTGGAACCGCTGGTTATTTTACTGGTGGATTTGATGGGTCAAACCCAATCTCAACAGTTGATAAATACGCTTTTCCTGCCGACACAAGAACAACATTGGCAACTGGACTTTCGGGAAATAGATACTACCCAGCCTCTATGGCCAACTCTGGAACTGCTGGCTATGTTGCTGGCGGATTCAATGGTAGTGCTGTAATTTCAACAGTAGATAAGTTTGCTTTTCCAAGTGATACTCGAAGTACTCTTAGCACTGGTATTTCTACAGCTAAAGAAGCAGTTGGGGCAATGGCTAACTCAGGCGTTGCTGGCTATGTAGCTGGTGGAACTGGGCCTAGCTCTACTGTTGATAAATTTGCTTTTCCTGGAGATACAAGAACCACGCTAGGAACTGGTCTTTCAATAGGCAGAGTAGCTCTTGCTGGTTTCGCGGATTCTGGGGTGTTGTAATGTTTGACGAAATAAACAAAGCAATTGCAGAAGTTCAACAGCCACGCTCACGCTTTCAGTTAGAGCGTTTTGTATTAGGACAACACGCCACAGATGAAATGAAGTATTACCAAACAGTTATTGAGCTTCAAGACGCAATCTACAAATACAAGCTTGCTGCCATAAATGTAAAAAAGGCAAAACTAAAAATTGCCAAGCTACGAGTCACAGGTGACGAGTTAGACGAACTAAAAGCACAACAGGTAGAACTAGGACTCGCCCAAACTCAATTTGCTATGGGGGGAGCCGAGCGAGAGATGAAGCACCTACTTGAAATCTTTGAATCCTTTACACACAAATACACAAGAGCTGAAATTGAAGCAGCTCAGCCTGACTACTGGCAAGCAAGGCTCACTAACAACGCTAAGGCTATGTTGATGGGTGGACAAAGCGTAAATGCAGCACACATTGAGGCTATGGAACAAGCTGGGGTTTTGGATAGCTTTGTTGTCGAGGTAGAAAAAACTAAAAAGGAGCTGTCGTGAATTACGCAACTTGGAAACTAAACTTTACAAACCCTGAATACGGAACTGGTCCAGAGGACAAGATTGCCGAGCTTGGGTTTGGAGCTGAGGCTGATTGGGTTGCAGGACAGATAGAAAACGGCGGCACTATTCTTGGCTATGTCACCGAGCCAGTAGACGAAACAAAACTAACAACTTGGGAAGTAAAAAACATTAGCCAAGCTGAAGCTCTATCTTTTTGTCTTGCTATAAACCCAGAAGCCTACCTATTGCCTGACGGCAGAATAGCTGCACCGCTTGAGGACAGACTTCCATAATGGCTGAGGAAACAACTGGGGTACGCATTACCCAGCAAGCAATTTACGCCAAGCAACTTGAGCATGGAGAAACCCTTGTCAAGATCCTTGAGAAGCTGGACCACTTAGACGAGGTTCCTGCTCGCTTGAGAGAAGTAGAGCTAACACTTGCTCGCCTGGCTTGGATTGAAAAGATTGCCTACACAGGTTTAGCTGCATCGGTTGTATCCCTTATTGGCCTAATTATTGGAGTTGTAAACAGATGAAAACAAAACCACAGATGCCCCTTGACGGCAAGTTTGGTAAAGACTGGAAAGTCACCTCACCTTTTGGCTGGCGTATTCACCCTATTGAGAAATACAAGAAACACCACAATGGTGTGGATCTATGGGGACCGAAGGCAAAGATTTGGAACGAAGCCTGGCACGATGGCACAGTCGTTGCTGCCGGCACCTCAAAGCTAAAGAACCCAGACGGCTCACTGGGTGGGGTTGGCTACTATGTTGACATTCGCTCAAAGATAAACGGCGAGTGGTACACAGCTCGCTATGCCCACATGGTTGAGAACTCACTAACTGTTGTCAAGGGTGAGAAGGTCAAGGCTGGTACTCGACTAGGTATCATGGGCAACACAGGTGCATCGGCTGGCCGACACCTACACTTTGAGATCTGCAAGGGTAAGTACCTAAAGTGGACCTCAGACGGCAAGGGTTATGTTGACCCTCTAAAGTTTGTCAAAGCCACTATTGCTAAGTGGGAACTCGATGCCGAGGTTGGACTGCCAACACCTGACACAGGTGAAGTTGCCCCTGCACCAGTTCACGAACCAGTCCCAGTAGTCAAAGCCCCTAAACCCCCAAAGGTGCAACCGAAACTTGCTAAATAACTTAGCCAAAACTAAAAGCCTACGAGTCATGCTTGTAGGCTTTTTTTT